ACCTGGACCGAGACACGGGATTATACCAAGCAGCATACGATCAAATCGGTATTGCTTTTGGTGATGGTGGATTCTATATGACTAGAATCGACAATGGAAATGACAGTGCTTCACTGTATATGACCGCTGTTGATGACACTGCTGCAAACGTAGACGTTGTTCTTGCTCCTAAAGGAACGGGTGCTGTTAAGGTTACTGGTAACTTTGTTATCTCTGACCAAGCATTTATTCTGGAAGATGCACAGGGACCTAAAGCACGTTTTGAAGTTAGTAACGTTGGTACTGGCACAAACACTCGTATCTTTACATTCCCTGCTATTACATCTGGTAACGGCACCACTGTTGTTGGTGACGATACTACTCAGACTCTTAGGAACAAAACACTTCTTATTGATGAAGACAACTTAGTCATCACTGATGGTGATGAAGAAGCAATCTTCCAAATTAACTGGGCTACCACACAAGATGCACGTCGTTCTTACTTCTTGCCTGATGCAGGAACTGTAACTACAACTGCTGAACCTACTGCTACTGCTTCTACTTTACTTGATACTAAGGCAGAACAAACTGTTCTTAGTAAGACATTTGTTAATGTAAGATTGACCTCTAACGCAGAAAGTGATACAAACTACGCACAGTTTAACACTGATGCACTGGATGCGAATAGAACACTTACTGTTCCTAACCAGAGTTTGACCCTTGTAGGTACTGATGCAACACAGATTCTCTCTAACAAAAGTGTAGAGGGTTTGATCCTTCAGGATTCTGTCGATAATACGAAGAAGATCAACTTCACTGTTGCTAACCAGAATACTCTATCTAATGAAAGTTTTCAATTCCCAGAAACAAATACCCTAAATAACTCAGGTGCAACAAATACACTTGTAACCGCACTTGCGACGCAGACTCTTACCTCTAAGACTCTCAGTAATCCTATTATTACTTCTCCGACTAATGCAGATGGTTCTGTCATCTTCTCTACGGAAGGTCTTACTGGTCCGAGAACCATCAGATTCCCTGATGCTAATGCGACCCTTCTCTCTACCGAGAACGTAACTCTAGATGACGTTACATTTGGTGCTGGTATCGGCGCTAACAACCTCACTGGTTTGACCAGACAACAACAATTCTTCTTTGCAGGACAATAATTAACAATGGCTAGGCAAGGTATTTTAGCAAAAGCAAAACCAAGCGCAGGAACTAATACGTTGCTGTATTCAGCACCTATTGATTCTTCTGCAAGCACGGTGCTTAATGTTACTGCTCAGGGCGGTAGTAACACAACTTTCGATGTTGCCCTAAAAAATTACGATCAAAAATTAGTGGTCGGTGCAAGCAATCACTTACTGCATACAGGTGATGTAATCACAGGTTATCGCTTTGCATTGAGCACTGCTATTCCTGCAACAGCGGGTTTAGCAGCAGGATCACTATTAACATCGTCTGACGCTGAATCTACTGCTAGATTTGAATCATTCTATCTTCCAGCATTTACTGAGATTGATGTTCGTGTTAGATCGATTCGTGCAATTACTCTAGAATCTGTATCTGGAGACTTTGCAGTTGGCGAGACTATTGTAAAAGGTAGTGGTGGTAATACGGCAACCGCTACTATCTACGCAGTTGCTCTAGGATCTGGTAGTACTCTCGTTTATGTTGGTCCTTCTACCCTTGCAGGGAGTGGATCAGAGTTTGCTGATGGTGATGCACTGACTGCATCTGGTGGTGGAACAGGAACAATTTCTAGTGGTGGTATTGCAACTGCTGCTAATGAGTTTACATTCCAAACATCTGGTGGCACAGAAAATCTTTATCTTGGCACCGATCTTACACTCTTTACAGACAGAGCATATCGTTTTGATGTTTCTGACTCTACTATGAGTGGTAGAGATTTCAAACTTTCAACAACAGTTAACGGTGAATATGGTCCTGATGGTGATTTCACTGACAGTACTGACAATGGAGTAGAATATACAACTGGTAAAACAACTAACGGAACTGCTGGTTCTTCTGGTGCATACGTTCAATTTGATTTTAGTCAAGATACCAGTCTGAACACTAACTTGTATTACTATGATGGTGGAACAGGCACTGCTTCAAACTCTGCATATGGTGGATCTGATCGTTATTTGGCAACATCAAACAACTACGAGTATGATGAAATCTATGTGTATGATGTTAATGGCACATGGACAGATAACACCGATGGTTTTGAATTCAACGGAACTACTTACACTGTAAGTTCTCAGACTTCTGGTCCATATGGTTATGTTCGTTCATATAGTGGCACCGATCTTTATGTTATTAAAGGTGTAGGTTCTGCTGATTTTGCAGGATCTGATACCTTCCAAGATAACCCCAAAGAAGGTGGTGGAACTCGTGGCACAGTAACTGTCAGCAGTGTTGCTGTTGCTGTTACAGCGTTTGAAACACAGGAAGTAATTCGCAAAGATAATGCAATTACTGCTAATACTACAGAGGAAATCAAATCTTTAGTTATTGGTCCTGGTGAAAGACTTATTGTTGAAAACGCAGCAGCGGATTGTTCATTCGTATTGATTGGATTTGAAGATGCATCTACAGGATTCACTACTAGAACTTACTCTGCTACGGTTGTTGCTGGCGCAGCGTCTGGTGGTGGTTGATCTCCCTCATAAATAACTAAAAAAGCAGCGTAAGAAATGTCCCTTACTAGACTTAAGAATATTATTACGTCCAGAACTGGACGTATCATCTATGTCAACCCTGACGACTTCGATGCCTCTGATGCTATTGACAACAGAGGTAACTCTGCACTGAGACCGTTTAAGTCTATCCAGAGAGCATTTCTTGAAGTTGCAAGATTCTCCTATCGAGTGGGTCTGTCGAACGACGAATTCGACGCCTTCTCGATTATGCTGTACCCAGCAGAATATATTGTAGATAATCGTCCTGGTGAGGTTCTGTATACTAATACAGCACCTATTGATGCAAACTCAAACCTTGACTTAACTTCTCCTAATAATGTTCTTCATAAGTTCAATTCTGTAGAAGGAGGGATCATTGTTCCCAGAGGTTGTTCGTTGGTTGGCACCGATCTTCGTCGTACCAAAGTTATTCCTAAGTACGTTCCTTATCCTACGATCTATGCTGCTAAGGGTATCAATACAGAAGATCAAGTACCTCCCCGCACCTCGATCTTCAGGGTTACTGGTGGAACATACTTCTGGCAGTTCTCCTTCTTCGATGGTGCTGAGGAAGGTGTATACTTCAAACCTGATAGCACAGAAACATTAGCACCTAAGTTTTCACATCACAGACTCACTTGCTTTGAGTTTGCTGATGGTCTTAATCCTCTTTCTAAGTTAATTTCTGACGGCAGTGTTCCTAACGCAGATTATTCTGCTGTGCCTAACATCTTAGAAAGAACTGACCTTGAGATTTATTATCAAAAGGTATCTAAAGCATTCGCTACAATTCCTGATACATCTGGTGATCCCTCAACTGACCAGATTCAGGCAAGGGTCGAAGAAAACCGTATTGTTGGTCCTATTTCCGATGAGTACAGAGTCCTTCAGATCACAAGAAATGGTCAGACAGCAACGGCGGTCACTGTTGATGAGTTTGATAACCCCAGGGACCATGGATTTTCCGTTGGTGTTAACATTAACGTTAGTGGAGTTACTGGATCTACTGGACCGCAATCCGAACTTGATGCATCAGTTTACAACGGATCTTTCACAGTCACATCCGCATCTGGTAACGTCTTTACTTACCAAATGCAATCTGAACCGACAGGTAACGCAGTCGGATCAAACATCACTGTAAAGACTGAGATTGATACTGTTGACTCTGCATCTCCATATGCGTTTAACCTGTCACTCCGCTCGGTGTGGGGTATGAATGGTATGAACGCTAATGGCAGCAAAGCAACTGGTTTCAAATCAATGGTTGTGGCGCAGTTCACTGGTCTGTCACTGCAAAAAGATGATAGAGCGTTCGTAAGATATAATGCCTCTACTGGTAACTATGATGTAGCAACATCTGGTGACGGTGCTCACTTGGATGGTTTTGCTGAGTACCGTAAAGGTTGGGGACATAGACACATTGTCTGCTCCAATGACTCATTCATTCAGGCAGTTTCGGTGTTCGCTGTTGGATATGACACACACTTCACTGCTGAAAGTGGCGGTGACATGTCAATTACGAACTCTAACAGTAACTTTGGTAATACCGCTCTTAGATCTGCTGGATTCAAAGCAAAATCATTCTCGAAAGATAAGGCAGGCGCAGTCACTCACATCATTCCGCCCAAAGCATTGTCAGTTATTTCTACAACAGCAACGGGTATTTCTGGTGCATCATCGATTACTCTCGCTAATGATGGTTCGATCAATGGTGTCATTCAAGGTATGAATGTTACAGGATCTGGCATTGGCGTTGGTGCCACTGTTGGTTCTGTAAATACAAACACTAGAGTCGTCACATTAACTACTACAAATACTGCTGCGGTTAATGGCAACGTTATTTTCGGTGAAGAAACATCAGTTAACTGGGTAAACATTGACATACAAAGAACAAAAGTCATCAACCAATCCCTTGCAGGATCTGGAGGATCCCCTGGATCTAGACTCTATCTCTACGGATATACTGTTGAGGCATCACCTCCAACAAATAAAGTCCAAGGTTTCACCGTTGGTGCTCGTCAGGACGGCACGGGCGCTAGTGCTGTCGCGGACAAGATTAATTGCTTGCTTGTAGCAAATGGAGCAGCGACTGCTACAACACAATCTGCAACTATCTCTCCATATGGACCTAGTGTTTCTGGTCTAAAAGCGGGTGTCGATGGTTCACCTCTTCAATTTGATAGTGCTACTTATACTATTAATGGTCAGGCAGGTAGTGTTGGTGGTTGGTATTTGTCTGTAACAGCAGATGCTGATCCTAATAGTGCTACTTACAATAGAATTTACAATACACTTACTACAAACAACGATTATAATAACGTAAACTTCACTCCTACTACATTCCTGAAGCGTATTGCTGACGGTAGAAACCTTCAGGATAGAACGTATCGTATTCGTCTGGTTATTGATAAGGATAAGACTAATCCTCTGCCTCGTGATCCCCTCTCTGGTTATGTAATGCAACCATTGAATAGTGATACGACATCATACAATCTGCAAAATACTTTCTACATCTACGATATTGAAGTTGTACAAGAGTTCGAGCGAGGTATTGCCGATGGAATCTACTACATTACCCTCCTTTATGCATCTGTTGCTCCTAGCACAAGTAACTTCAACAACAGGAAGTTCTCTCAAAACGTCAACGAAGTCTATCCTACGTTTGACAGAGACAACCCTGTTGCTGACCCTCTTGCTGCTGTATCCGTCGCTGACAACCAAACTATCGGTCTAGTAAATGCTACCGATGGTGCTACACCACCTGCAAAAGATCCTAAGTTGTCTATCACTAAGGAAGCAATTGTTAAGATGCTGACTGATACTGGATGGACACAACCAGGTACAACTCCTGGATATGAATCTGCAACCGCGAGACTATCTAATGTTGAATTGACTGCTCGTGCAGGTGATGAAGAAGAGAGAAAGATTAACATCCGTAATAACAACGATGGAACTGTTTCTCCTATCCCCGTTGAGTTTAGACGCCACTCGATTCTGAGATCTGGTAACCATACATTTGAATATCTTGGTTTCGGTCCTGGTAACTACTCGACTGCATTCCCGCAGACTCAGGTAGAAACTCTGAGTGCTGATCAGATTAAGTTCTCTCAGTCAATTAAAGAAGAAGCAGGTGTTGCTTTCTACTCTGGTCTTAACTCTAACGGTGACCTGTTTATTGGTAACCAGGTTATCAACCCTGTTACAGGTCAAATCACAAACGAAGATATTGCACAACTGAATGTTGTTGGTGAAGAGAACACAACTATTGAGACATTCTCTGAGTTGGTTCTTACTGACAAACTCACGGTTATCGGTGGTGCATCTAACCAGTTAGAATCTATCTTCGCTGGTCCTGTTACATTCCAAGGACAAACTACCTTCACAAATAACCTTTCTGCTAAGAAGATTTCGTACTTCAACCAGGATGGCACGGTCGTCAAGCAAACCTTATTGGCACCAGCAGATGCAAATGGACAACCCTCTTTTGCTAATATCACGGGATACACTACGCCCGCTGATGGTGATCTTGTTTATAACATTAATTGGACACCAGGCAAGTCGCTTGGTTGGATATACTACGGTGGAGCATGGAAAGAATTTGGTCTCACAGATACTGGTCAGATTAATATTGATACTTTCAATAACAATCAACACATTGGTCTTGGTGTTGCTCCTACAGCTGATTATCGCGTAAATGTAAACGGTAGTGCAAGAGTTGATGGTGACTTGATTGTCACTGGTCGTGGCGGTGTTGGTCCCGACAAATATATTACTAAGACATATACAGGTGATGGAACAACTCTAACCTTTGCTATTACTACCTACACAGGTGTTCAGCACGTTGACGATTCTGTTCTGGTATTCCTGAACGGTGTTGCTCAAATTGCAGGAACAAATTATACTGTGGACTCTAATGGTGCAAACGTTGTATTCTCTTCTGGAGATGCACCTTTGGCATCGGATACAGTCCATATTGTCGAAATGCCTATCTAAATAGTAAGGAGGTTATATAGTCTGCCATGGCGATTTCAAGAATTAGTGGAAATCAGATTTCCACTTCAACCGAAGCAATTATCTCTACATTATCATTCCTGAATCAAACCAGTGTTTTGAGGATTCCTGCTGGAACTCAAGCAAATAGACCCACTGGTGTTTCTGTAGGAACAATTCGTTTCAATACAGATGTGGACGCTGCTGAGATTTACAAAGCAGATGATGGTACTGGCAGTGCAGGTTGGTCGCCAATCTCTGGTGGTGGTCCTTCATTGGGTAGTGATAGTGTTATCAGAACGAACCCTAATACAATTTCAGAAAATATTACAGTTGGACCTAGTGCTGGAACAGAATTTGCAAATGGTATGAGTGCTGGTCCTATGACTATTGGCAATGGTTATACTATTACAATCGAATCTGGTGGTGCATGGAGTGTTAGATAATGGGTCGCGTAAATGTCGCAAATTTACAAGGCAACGCACCTGATTTCAGGGTAACTGTCGATAGTGAATCAACTCTGAATACGAAAGCAGATGTTCGTATTACAGGTCAGAGTTATCATCCTATCCCTACACCTCCTAGCAATGCATTTGCTAAGAGGTATAGTCCTTTGTATCCATTTACAGGTGTTAATAATACAGATGGAACATCTTTGTTAGAACCTTGGGGCACTAGTGGTAACCAAGTAACAATGTCTGCTGATTCATCAGTAACAGATTCTCCTGTTGGTGGTGTGCCACTAAAAATGGCATTGAGTGGAGGTAATGATCCTTATACTTCCACTTATAATAGTACATCTTGGAATGTTGTTGAGGCAAGAGCAGGAGAACAGTGGACGTTTAGTGTATATGTAAAATCAAATCAAAGTGGCGGCATCAATGCTCAGTTATTTTTATTTGAAGCAAGAGATGACGGAACATATAGTACTTATACAGAACAGGTATTCAATAATATTGGAACATCTTGGCAAAGACTTAGTATAACAAGAACACTTAATCAGACTGATACAAGATTTATACAAGTTCGTGTAGATGGTTCAGATGGTGGAAACGCAAACTCTCACGTTCTTTGGTGGTCTGGACTTCAAGTAAATAGAGGACCACTGCAAGATTTTACTCCTGATTATAGAATTGATCAAACTAAATATGCCAGGCATGATCAGACTGGATATATCAGATACAATACAACTGAGAAAAGAATTGAAGTAAAAGATACTAGTTTAGTATGGGATGATGCTGCTGGTTCTGCATCAGCAGCAGGAAATTTCCCTCTTGGATCTGTAGGACCAGGTGGTGGATTTACTGTTGGTGAAGGTGCGAATGATACTTCACATCAGGGATTTACTCACAATGGAATGCGAATATTGCATGAAGGATTAAGATATAATGATGGACAAGCGGGTGATGAAACACTAGGTGCAACAGGAAATACTAGACCATTTCTTGACTATATTTCATCGACAAGTGGCAGCGATTTTGCATTTCACACGGGACATACTAACCCTGGTAATGTTTCTTGGCCGCAGTATCTTGCGGTTAATGTATCCGAACGAAGATATGGTCAAGTGTTAAATAGAATCAGATGGTATAAACATGCAAATGCCATTGGTAACTGCAATATTTGGGGAACCAATAGAGAAGTAGATCGAAATAATTTTACTGATACTGCTACTAATTGGACTTTCTTAGATCGTGTACACTTTGGTGGACAAGGTTCTGGTAGTGAGGGTGGTCAAAGATCTCAGAATTTCTCTAACACTAATGGTTATCGTTGGTATATGATTGAAATGGTTGACATTAATTCTTCTGCATTAGCATATCCCAATGTAGGCAGTAGAGGCGGATGGGCAATGTATGGAGTAACATTCGACAACACATAAAATGAGTAAACTAACTGTATCGGAATTAAATGGGATATCAACATCCCTAAATCAAGTTGATATCCCAGCAGGACATCAACTAAAAATTGATGGTAACTTAGCATTTGATCATACTGGAGCACATACACTCCCATCAGGAAATACAGCAGCAAGACCTGCATCTCCTCCTATGGGAGCAATGCGCTTCAATACCGATATTAGTTCATTTGAAATTTATATTGGTAGTTGGGAAATTGTTGGTGGTGGTGGAAATGCTGCAAGCGCATTAGGAAGTTTTGGTAACCCTGCTCAAAATGGTATTGATCTAAAAGAAAGTGGAGCAGGAGACGGATATTATTGGATTAGACCTATTGGACACACTACTCCTAGATATTGTTATGTTGATAATACAAACTATGATGGTGGTTGGGTTTTAGTAAAGACAATCGGATCTAATACTACAAATCATTGGTCTACATTTGAATCTAATAATTTATATTCTGCCACTATTGATGGTCAGGCAGCAAATTATGTTCCATATTCTGGCACTGGATATAGTACTACCGATGGTCGTCGTCATGATGATAATTTCATTAGAGATTTGGGATCATTTGCTAATGGTGGTGGTGAAATTATTAACATAAGAATTGCACAAAACGGCGCTGCACCTCTTGGTGGTCCATATGATACATATGCTGGTGGCACTAATGCTAACTGGCGTTATGCATCGTTTATTCGTATGAATAACGGTATTCATTATTTCAGTTCATTAAATACTGGTGGAGATGGTCGCCAAGGTGATCGTCGTGAAGGAACATTTAGTGTCTCCCATGTTTATCCCTACAACTGGGAAAGACCTGGTGGTCATGATCATATTAGAGTGTATGATGATCGATATAAAGTATTTGATTATCACTCAAATCCATCAAACATTCAAACATCTCGTTATGGTGTAAATAGAGTCCTCTATGGTTATACTGGTTCCAACTCTGGTCGTGGTATCTATGGCGGATCAGCATCATTTACAGGCAGCAACAACTTAAACCCAGGTTATTTCTTCATACGATGAGTACTATTAAAGTCAATAAAATAGAAGGAGCATCTGATTTTAATTTTCAGATTAATATGCCCGCAGCGGCACATCTGAACATTAGAGGATCATTTGCTATTGATGAGTCGTCTGGACTAAAACTCCCTGTAGGAACTACTGCTGAGAGACCTACAACTCCTGTTGCTGGAATGATTCGATTTAATTCGACTCTAGGAAACGTAGAGGGATATGATGGTGGTAGTTGGATAAACTTAATGACCCCTGAGGGTGCTGCTGCCGCTGGAGGCGGCGCGAGTGCTGATGTTCCTAGAGAAGGATTACTTATATGGTTAGATGCCAATAATCCTGCATCCTTGAAACCGAATTCAACAGATCAGGATGCGAATTATTGGTATGATGTTTCAGGATCAAATTTTCACTTTAGTATTCCCACCGATAGATACGCTCAAGAGTCTATCAATGGATCTCCAGTGAAATATATGGACTTTTCAGAAAATGGTGGTGGGTGTGCTAAATTTTCACATGCTAACTATATTGATACTCCTTGGTTTCCTCATGTATCCGTTGTATTCTTTATGAAATGGAGAACTACTAATAGTCAGTGGAGGACACCTTTACGTTCTCGTGATGCTGACCACCATATCATTGTGCAAGACGGTACATATAACCTAGGCATGTATGATAATAATGGTGCAGGTTTCCAAGATACTGGATATGATATTAACAATTTCCCTAACTGGAATACTAAGTTCAACATGTATACTTGGAGATTATCAAACTATACTTCTGGTCAGTATTCTCCCTGTTACCAGTGTTATTTTGCTGATGAGCAAAATGCTAGAGCAACTAATAATAGTGGAAATGCACAATTCAATAGAGGATTTCACTCTTTAGGTGCTTATCATAGTGGTGACAGAAATCCCCATACTTCATCTCAGAATGCTGGTGGTATTGGTGTGTTCATGTATTACAGTAGACATATTTCTCAGGCAGAAAGAGCGCAGATATATAACTACTACAAGGATACATACGATATCTGATAAATAATACGAAGGTACAAGACTAGGTATGTCCCAACTTAATGTAGATAGAGTAGTTTCTTTAAGTGGTGGTGGCGGAACGGCACAATTCCAACTGGAATCTAGTGGCAATTTTAACTTTGATTCGGGCACGCTGTATGTCGATAGTGCGAATAACGAAGTTGGTATTAACACTACAAATCCGCGATCAAACTTAGATATTGCTGGAACGGGTAGTGTTGTTGTTCCTGTTGGAACGACTGCACAGCGCCCTGGAGCACCCGTAGAGGGTATGTTCCGATATAATTCAGAAGAACGACAGTTTGAGGGATATTCCTTAAATAGTGGAACTAATCAGGTTGAATGGGGTGCTATTGCTGGCGCTGGTGGTGGAGGAACACCTCAACAATCTACAGATAGATATAGCAATGACTATTCTGTTGGCGCTGTTCTTAAATCTGACGGAACTGAAGCATATTGGTCTTTTGAAGGTGTCCTAAGTGATTGGGGCATGGCAAGAATTTGGACCCATGGATATGTTGGTGGTGGGTATCAAAGTGGTTCGCCATGGAGAAACGTGAACAGAACTGTTCATGCTACAGATACATCAACAAACTTAGGTGATACTCTCGATAGATCTGGTGCTTATATGGCAGGATCTTTCCATGATACTAGACACTTCTTCCACTCTATGGAGAACACTTATAGAGGTTCTTCTAACTATACGTCTGGTTTCAGTATGACCTCTGAATCTGGTATCACCCACCAGAACTCTTGGGATATGACTGTAAACCGTGCATCAATGGGTTCATTCCAAGACTACATTTTTGCAGGCGGTTATTCTTATCTGCAGGGTGGTGGTAACTCTAGAACTGATGCATTTAATCTCTCTACAGAGGTTATGAGAACGTCTGGATTCCCTCCTAACCATGGTGATGGTGGTGATGACCCCACATGGGGTGGTAACTCTAGAACAAAAGGATGGTATAAGCGTTCTGGCACACGTCAAGGATTCACCTGGAAGACTGAATCTTGGGTTACTTGGAACCATGGACCTGGTGGTGATGGATGGAAGAAAATCCTCGGTACTATGTTAGGTCACATGTATGTTGGAACTGGTAACAACGCACAGAATGGTAATCAAAAGTGTGATGATACAACAGGTATTCAGGTTAGAGGTTTGAACTTCGGTAACATGGGTGAGGAAAACTTTGAAATTGGAATGAGAAAAGGTTATTGCTTGGGTAACTATAATGGTGCTCAGAATAATAATACCTTCAAGGTGAACTATGCAACCGATGGTCACACAAACCTTGGTGGATCTTCACCTCCGTCTGGTCATGGTGGTATGAGTTCTGCTCACTGCTCCTCTGCATCTGCTGTATCGGGTGTTAACACCGATGGTTCTCAGGCATACAATTACGGCACAACTATTCCTAACTTCTGATGGCAACTACTAATCCCGATATTATCGTTCTCGATGAAGAGAAATGGTCTCAGATTAAAATCTGGGGTAGGAGAATTGGTGACTTCTTAGGTCTAGAAGTCTATGAATTGGAAGATCAATATTTTGATTACATTCCTCAATACATCAATTATCTTAGATTTGATTACAAGACTGGCACCTTTGGTCATAAGTACTGGGGTGAATACAGATCAGAAAGATCTGAGTATGGTGAGAATGAAGAAGGAACTACACAGAAAGATAAAGTATCAGTTGATTCTACTCTTCAGCAGAAATATACACTGCCTTTCATGAAGCAAGTAATTACATTGGCAGTGCAAGAAGTATTTGAAAAAAGATATCAATCACTCCGTGCTACATATAGTAGTCTTGAAGATGCAACGTGGGGAGACCAACTTGCAGAATCTCAAGCATATTTGGCAGACAGTGATCACGAAACCAAGTTAATTCATAGGTTAGCAGAACTTCGTGGGTTGACAACTGAACAGTTTGCTGGTAAAGTTGTCGAGAAGCAGGGTGAGTGGAAAGGCAAACTTTTTGATCTCGCCGTGGCAGAACAAACGTTGATTGTTAAATTGAAAGCAATCACAAATGTCGCTGATGCCAATGTATTCCTAGAAGATTACTTCGGAATATCAATGTCAAATCAACAATGTCTAAATTACGGTAGGTGTATTGAAAATGAAGACGGACTCATCGTCAGAAAAGAACCTTTTAAGTACGGAATTAGATTCTGAGAGACTGCCTTTATCTAAAACAATCGAAGACCTAGAGAACATTGATCCCTGGGTCTTATCTGATTTTGATGAAGGACTGGTCGGGTGGAGTGATTCTCAATTCTTTGGTCAAACTGATTATCAAAACAAATATTTTGTTGTCAACTCACAGGTGACACCTTGGCGTCAAATGCGTCAAGCAATTATGGAGATCCAGACGCGATTAAATGCTCTCCAGAAAGTAACCATTTCATATAAGCGAACACTCAACGATATCGCTAGAATTCGTCATGAAATGGAGACTGAGGAAGATCCATATTACAAGCAAGATAAAGAATATGAAATCGAGATTTTGCTTCTCGATAAACAAGTATGGCACAACAAACTGCGTCAGTGTAAGAGGGAGATTGAAGGTCTGTTGCGTATCATCAAAGAGCGCACAGGAGAGAATGTCGATCTCGAAGATCTGGAAGTATTGAAAGAAACTATTCTCGCTAAAGAGAATGAGGAAGGTGAAGAGATTAAGTATTGGATTGCTCGTTTAGCAAAACAATGCTCTATCGATCTTCTCACCACTGGTAGGATTCAAGCAGGCAATCTAGATAGTATGCTTATGATGAGTCCTGAAGATCAAGCAGCAGTGACTGATCTGGCAATGACATATTCTACTGCTATGAATATCAATGTCGGCAAGATTAAAGCAGCAGCAGAAGATAAAGTAGAGAATATGTTAAAAGGTCAAGGACCTCAAATGTTTGATACCGCTGGAGTACTAACTGATTATGCAAACAACAACGTTGAAGACCGCTATCTTCAGTCTGCCGATAAATCCGAAACTGGATCTTGATTACATTGAGGAAGGGTTAATCCCCTTCCTTTTGCAGAATCAACATCTAATTTACGATTTATATTTCACATCTAGGATGCCACCATTCTCGCAAGATGCGATGGGTGATGTGTTTCGTTCGGAGACAGATGCACAGCAAGTTGCTATCAATGCTCTAGTAATTGGTGAGAAGACTGGTATTCCCCTGTCTGCCACTTTTAATAATATCTGGGTGCGTCCAGATCAAAAGAACTTGGATGAGTTTATTAAGAACTTTAAGTTCTTGTATGATGCTGGTGTTAGGACTGCAACTATTCCTCACACATCATGGGTGATGACAGGACAAATTCAAAAGGAATATCCTGAACTAAAGATCAAGAACACTATTCTTCGTGAGGTAGTCAAACCTAACGAGATTGTCACTCTTGCTAGTGCTGGATTCAATTATATCAATCTGGATCGTGATATTATGCGAGACAGAGAGGCATTGGATCGTATCAAACAAGCAAAAGAATATTGTGCGGAGAAAGGTAATCCTGTAGAGTTGTCATTACTTGCTAATGAACATTGTTGGGGTGGTTGTCCTATCATGCCTGAACATTATCAGTACAACAGCACACGACAGGGAACAGAACCGCAATACTTCAATAGTGAGATCAGTCGTATTTCATGTTCACGATGGGATGCAGTTGATCCTGCACATGAACTTAAGGTCGCTAATCTTCCCCCATGGAAGAGTGATTGGAAAGAGTTCTTAGATGTTATTGACGTATTCAAACTGCATGGCAGAGAAGATACTATGCGACTATTAGAGTCCATGGATCTTATTAAGCGATGGGATGATCCCACTTGTAGTTTAATGTATCCTGAGTTTAAGGATTACATGCAGGATGTTGATATGCCTGATGCTCCTATCAACAAATGGCGTGAAAAGATCAAGACATGTAAGTTTGACTGTTGGGATTGTAACTATTGCGAAACTGTGGTAGAATTCCGACTGAAGAAACAAAAACGTGAAATGAATCCTCTGGTAGATAGAGTCATCCGTGCCATTGATAATGCTGTGGACGATAACTCCAACTTCAAACCCGATGGGTATAATGTTCTTGGTCTATCTTCTAACAAGGTTAGACATTTCTTGAACAATCTATGTTCTGAGCGTGGTACAATCTATGCAGATGTTGGTTGTTACACAGGCAGCACATTGTTTGCTGCATTGATGGGTAATGAGTCAGTAAAAGCATATGCTATTGATGACTTCTCTGAAGGATGTATTCGTCCTAAAAATAAGAATCTGTTTGACAAATATACCATTGATAATCCTATCGATGAGTTTATTCAGAACGCTGAGAAGTATTTCAATACAGATTGTTCGGTTGGTTTCTGTGTTAAACCTATCTTACAGATGGAGTTTAATCCTGAGTTCAAACCTAACGTTATCTTCTATGATGCAGAGATTGAAGACAATATGATTCCTAACTTGGAACATATTCATAATCAAGCAGCAGATTCATATATCTTGGTTGTTGATGATGCAAACTTCAATGGTGCTGTTGATAATGCAAAAGAATTCTTGAAGGGTAAAGATGTTGTTTATGACAGAATTATCAGGACAGAGATTGTAGAAGATGAGAAGGATTGGTGGAATGGTTTGTATATCGCAGTCATTGAAAAATGATCAACATTATTGATAATTACTTACCTGAACAAACATATCATAACATCCGTAATCAGATGTTAGCATTTAATTTCCCTTGGTTTAGTTCAAAGATTGTCAATGATAGTCCTCAGAACTACAAGAGAAATGTTCAAATGATTCATATGTTTTATACGAATCATGCACCACAGACAGATCATTTGGAGATCATTTATCCAGTACTCGATAAGATTCAACCCCTGTCGATCATAAAGATCAAAGCAAACTTTATGACAGGTACAGATCGTATCATTGAACATGGACTACATAATGATATCACAGAGGCAGAAGATCGCCCTTATATTAAGACATCGATCTATTATCTGAACACCTGTGATGGTTACACAATGTTTGAAGATGGCACTAAAGTAGAAAGTGTCGGCAATAGATTTGTAGAGTTTCCTAACTCAATGAGGCACACAGGAACATCTACAACTGATGAATATCGTATGGTTTTGAATCTAAATTATGTTTGAATCTATCCTAAAAAATGAACTCTACATGGGTTACATTTTCGGTATCATGATCTTGGGTGGTTTCATCCGTGATTACCGTGCATTAGAAGATGTATATTCTCTTGCTAAAAAATATATCAAGGATGCTCGTGTTCTTGTTATCCTCACCTCATTGTTAGGTGGTATTCTTCCCATCCCTGGACGTGTGGCACTATCTGCACCTCTGCTGGATGCAATCGCACCCGCTGATAAAGAGAAACGATCTGCATTTGGTGTGATTGATTATCTGTCAGTGCATCATTATTATTGGTGGAGTCCACTTGAAAAGACTGTAGTTCTGCCGATGGCAGTGATGGGTGTGTCATATTCTACATTCCTTGGATATACTATTATCCCACTGATTATCACCCTTGCATATACTTGGTGGTATATCTTCTCTCGTGTTCCTGCTGCATCAGTCGTACCTAATCTTGAATATGTTCGAGACTTTAATTGGCGTCGTGCATTAACAGGTTGGGCACCATTGATTGCAACAGTGATTCTATTGCTGAACACTGGTAAAGGTGGTGCTATCTTCTTCTTCCCTTGGTTTGGTGCAATGTGTGCATACTATTCAATCATCTATAAAGATTGGAAGTGGGGTAAGTGGATTGATAAGAAGTTTGCAATTATTGCTACTGTTGTTCTTGCTTTCGGTGGTATTGTTGGACAGATCAAAGGTCCAGTGATGGAATATCTCAACTCTGCTACACCTGAGATGCTGATTCCTGCCTCTATTGTTGCTGCTATCGCTGCATTTATTATGGGTAGTAGTGGTAAGTATGCTGGCATGACTTCTGCGCTGGTTGCTATCTTTGGTCCTCAATATCTGGTTTGGTTCTTGACAACTGAGTATTCAGGTTATCTACTGTCACCTGCACACAAGTGTCTGATGATTGGTCAACAATACTTTGGAACTCCTATTCGCAAGTATTATAAAGTCCTCAGTGGATTGTGTGTGTTGTTGATTGGATATGGAGCACTTACACTCGCGTTTTAGATAAATAAGAGTGAAGAATAAGCATATTTCATGTCAGAATTAAATGTAGGAACTGTTAATGCGACTAACGTCAATGCGACAGGTGATGTTGACATCGGTGGTAAAGCAGAGTTACCTCAATATACTACAGCAAACTTACCGTCAAGTTCTCCTACTGGAACTTTAGCATTTGATACTACAGAAGGTAAGATCAAAGTATATGATGGTACTGCATGGGTATTAACTGCTGCTAGTGATGATAAACAATACCGTATTCAGTGCTGGGGCGCTGGTGGTGGCGGTGGAACTAGTGGTGGATGGAGTTATGGTGCTGAAGGTGGTGGTGGTGGATATGTTGAAGCAAAAGTTAAAGGATTAGCATCAGGAACTACCTTAATCATTCGTGTTGGTGAAGGTGGATTAGTTAATGGCACTCGTATGTCATATGGTGGTGGCGGTGAAGCAAACCGTGCTGGTGGTGATAATAGATATGGTTCAAATGGTGGTGGTGCAACTGCTGTATTCTTTTCATCTGTTTCACATGATAACGTCTTAATCATCGCTGGCGGTGGTGGTGGAGGTGGATCATCTAGAGCACAGGAAGGTAACTTTGGCGGCGCTGGTGGTGGTCCTACTGGTCAAGATGGTTTTTCTGCTTATG